CAGTGCAATGGTCTGATGCGTCAACCAAAGGTGTCTTGACCTATCTATCGTAGGATGCGTTTCTGCATCCTCAGTCTGGTAAACTATTTAATGGAAGCCCACTGCCTTTAGGCTGTGGGTAGTTCACCTTCTTTTTTATTGGTATAAAATATATATATTTTGATTATAACTAGTGTTATAATTGAGATGACAAACAAACCAATCATTATTAATAGTGCTATTGTTTTATCTATTTTTATCACTTCCTGTTTTTATTTAATCTTCACCATACATACAGATTTCACCCATGTATTGACATTTTCCACAATGTTCCTTATACCATGTTAACCAATCTTCTTGTGGCATGGTTTGTGATGTATTAGCTGCCGACCAATATTCGTTATATTTGAAACCACATCTTTTTGACATATCTTGTTTAATACTCATTTTTATACCTCTCTTTTTATAATTAACTTTCCTTAACCCATTCCCAGTCAACCTTTACGTATTCTTTATAATCAGGATAATATGTTGTAGCACCACTTTGTCTCTTACACCAATCATCTAATATAGTTTGTAATTCTTTCCTATCTTCACTACTAATACTTTCTTCTGCATTTTCATGCAATTCTACACAAACATCTTCTATAATACTATCAGCATTTATTGAAATATTCTCAACTGAACAATTCCATAAGACTTTTGGAGCATGTTTTTCAAGATATTCTTTGAAACTATATTTGGCTAAAGCATTTAAATCATTAAAATATGGATAAAAATAATAATCCACAAATTCCTGTTTATCTGCAAAATATTTATCTGATTTTTCATCGTATACATAATATTCAGTTTCTTCCCATGAGATTTCTTTTGCTTTATCAATCTTTTCTTGATATTTTATTCTTCTTTCTTCTTCGTCCTTTTCTTTCTGTTCCACACAATTGCATTTTAATCTTCCTTTTGGTATTAATTCTCCGCAATATTCACATAATTTAATTACACCGTTATAACAATTAGGGCAGAAAGACAATGATTGGTGATTATATGGAAACATTTTATGTTTTGTAACTTCTGATGTATCGCCTTTAATTCCATAAATATTATTGTTAAGTCTCATCCCCAAACCATGACATATCGGACAAATTTTTTCATTGTCTTGTAAATCTTTTTCTAATGTTTCCGGAAGAACATTTTTGATTTCTTCTGATACATTTATTGTTACGTGTTTCAATTAATCACCTCGTTCTTCATTTTTCCTACCAACTGTAAACAACTGATATATCCAGTAAATTACTGCGAATGGTAGGAATAAAATATTTAATATCAATGTTATAATGGCAATTCCAAACCAGTTAAATTGAGTATATTCCTCATAATTACAGATGGGATTAAATATTTCAAATATGCAAAAGACTTCACAACCATCAAAACTAATTAGTGCAATAAGAAATGATATATTTGCTAAAAGTTCAATAATCAATATAATTTCTAAAAAAATATTCATTTATGGTTATCCTCCTAATTAAGTTCATTGACTCTTGGCTCATACGGTTTTGGAAGTTTTGACCATGCAATTACTTTATCTGAGATTGTTGCGTATGAATAATCTTCAAAATAATCGGTTACTTCATACCAACCTTGCGGAATCCACCATGTATCTTCCTCTTCTATATATTCCCAATCGTCAGGTATTCCGTCATACATATTCCATCCCATATCTTCGACAGTGCAATGATGATATGGAATATAAATTGCTTTTATAACCCGTTTTCCTATATTAGTTTTTACTGTTACAAGCACTTCATCTGAACAATCTCTTTCTTTGCACTTTGGAACAGTATGTTGATTCCAATTTGCCATAATTAAGTAACCTCCCTAATCTTTTGAATCTAAATGAAACGGAATTTTTATTTGTCTATAATCTTCTTAAATTTAACAGTACATGTATAAACGCCCAATTCTTCATCATATTCAATATTAGTGTCTATGCATTGGAAATTATTGTGTGACTTAATTAATATTGCATCATCACTATAAGTATTATGCGGTTGACTTATTTCGATATCTTCAATATTATTTTCACTATCACATCCTGCTAATAGGAATATAAAACTACAAATCATAAAGAAACATATGATACGATTTTTTATTACCTTTTTCATCTCTTATCAACCAATTCTTCCAATACGCCACCAATTTCAGCAACAATAATTCCTACTGTCAATGGAATAATTGAACCATTCATAAGTGTTATAATTCCACCGATTACTCTAATAGCTGATTTTGATAAGCTGATAAACAAATGACCTTTACTATTCATTTTCTCTAATCTCCTTCACAATATCATTTACAATCCTTTCACAATCTTTTTCACTTGATGTCGCAATATTATAATCTATATCATATACTTCCAACATATTCATAATCTGAGTCCTAACAAGTAATGCTTCGTTCTCATTTTGGAATCTTCCTTCGTTTTCGTATGTATGATTTCTTGTCAAGAGATAATTTTTGTTTATGTACGAATTAAACATATTTAGAACGGCTCTATTAAAATTATCATCTAAAATCTCATCATTATTATAAACAATAGATAGAATGAGTGGCGAATCAACAACCATAACTTCCACTTTATCTTTTACTCTTCCCATTTTAAACGACTGTTTTCCAAACATATATTCCTGATGTTTGAATACTTCACCATTGTTTTCATAAACTTTATCTTTTGCAAATTCAGATACATACTCTGCATTGATACCTTTTCTTTTTAGCCTTGCCGTAATATCCATAGCTGCTGTACTTTTGCCGGCAGATGGTTCTCCAAATAAATTGATTACAATCGTTTCCAAAGTTACCTCCTTAAATAATTCTATTTATAACCAAATAAAATCAAAATTCTATTCCCAACTTATTGAATAATATAATTCATTATATTGCCTTCCAATATCTATTTTAAAACCTGCCTTTTCAAGAACATTCATTGATTGAGCTGCCAAATAACCATCACATGATATTGAATAACTTCCTTGTTCAATCGCTTCTTTTATCTTTTTCTCAATATCCTGTAATTGGGTAGTAGAAAATGTTTCTAAATTTTTACTTGTCTCTTTTCTTGCTTCTTCTGCACTAATCATTATATTTCCTCTTTTACCTAATCTCGACTTCTCCAAATGTTAAATCGTCATTAATATAAACTCTATTACCCATATATCTTCCAATTATAATGTTACTATTATTCTTCACTGTCTCTAATGGTGATAAATTATGTTGTTTTCCTATAGCATTTGCAGTATCTTTGTTCATGAATAGATATGGCTCTTGATTTGTTGTACAGACATAATAATTAATTTCTTTATTTAATTTTGTTTCATCTATTTCATTACTAATCAGATTTACTTTCATCGGTTTCTACCTCTTTCTTCTTTGTTTCAAAATCAAAACCACTACATAATTCTTTAATTTCTTCTTTGTGTTCATTAAAATATTCCATGATGTTTTTAATCAAACAAATCTCATTATAATCAATCCCATAATCACTAGGATTCCATTTTTCTTTTAGTTCATCATCTGGTATATAAGGGAATTCATCTAACACATCATAAAAAATTGGAATAATACAATTTTCCTCAAACTCTTTATCAGGGTCATATTCTAAATATACATAAATTCCATCCCAAGATGCCTTGACTGCAATCAGATGTTCTTTGTCATCTTTTACAATATCTTTTATATCCTCTAAAATGTTCATTTTCGCCTTTCTAACTTCTATGTAAAATTTTTAACATATAACTTAGCTGTCAAACCAAAATACCATTCTCACTCTATCCCAATAGTTCCTACATTTTTCTTCTAACTCAGCATCAGTTCCAGTAAATAACCAGTCAAAATCTGAGATTCTTTGTTCTATTGGTTTAATAATTCCTTCGAGCAATCTAATATAAACATTGTGAAAACCATATTCATCCAATGGCTCATCTTGGCTATGTTTATACCATGTTTTTCTTAATTCACCTAATGTTAGCCAGCTTGGAGTATGATTATATTCACTTGCAGCATATTCATCTTTTATGTAATGATTTGCTGATTCTGGAATACCTCTTGGCTCAACGATCGGTTCAGGATATGTACTTCTAACACCTGCTAATAATCCAAATAATTCATAATCTCTACCATCGTAGATACTTACCGGAAAGAATGGAAATGATTTATTAGTATCTTTTTGATCTGTCCAGTCTTCTTTAATTTTATAATAATCTAGCGGAATCCATTCACCGTTCTTATTTATTTTTTCTAATCTAATCCAAATATCACAACCTATGTTAATCACCTTCTTTTTTATAATTTCCAGATAAAACCGCTGTTTATTGGCAAATTCAATTTCAAAAACCCTTATTTTTCAAGGTTTTTTCGTTATGCGTTTTTTGATTCTTCATCATTTTTAATTTCTTCTGCTTCAAATCCTATCCACTTGCCATTTTTATATTTAATGCCTGTAATAATATATTTTTTCTCACTAGCAAAAACAATTCCATCTGTATATCGTGTAACTTTTAATGGCTGAACTCCGATTTTCTTCCATATCCTTTCTAGTTTCATATCATCTTCTCCATATCGTAGTTATCTCGAATATAATCACATAATCCCGTCATCGTTTCTTTGATGTGCTCATCGTTCTTCAGAACAGGATGAAAGGTACAGATACATGAATGTTTCTTTCCGAATTCTTTGTAATGTGGCAGATCAAAATATAAGACTAATAATGGAACTCTTGTGAGATTTTTCGTAAACAGTCTTGTTAATAATTTCATATGGATTCCTCATATATCTTAAAATACTAATTTGGGATGTGCTGTATCATAAAGACATTGTTGTAAGTGCGTCTGTTTTTTACTAACACCTTCTTTACTGATTGCCATTCTCAATGCACCTGTCTGTGCGATTAAATCACACATTCTTTTTGCTCTTGTAATACCGGTATATAATAATTCTCTTGTTAATAACGAATAAGATGAAAAATCAATACCAAATATTACATGGTCAAACTGCGATCCTTGTGATTTGTGGATGGTAATTGCGTATCCAAGTTCGATACTATTTACTTGTGTTCCTTCTACATAAACATCTCCAATACCCATAAAAGAAATAATCAACGCTTTGTCTTCTGGAAATACTTCTTTGATAATTCCCAAATTACCATTAAAAATAGGAGGATTAGTTTTGTAAGTATTTTGTGTATTAATTACTTTGTCCCCTCTACGAAGAATCGTAACCTTCCCTTGTGATACTACTTCTATTTGCGGTTTATCAACATCTTCTGGATTATATAAATCCTGAATTGTATTATTGATATTATAAGTACAAGCATCGCCATTATTTTTTACTGGAACAAGGATTTGTGTTTCCATAACATTAAAATCTTCTTTATTCATTGCTTCTGAAAACTTCTGCATAATCTTATAAAATGTGTTGCTTTTATCAGAATAGCAATCCAAAGATAAATCTTGTAATTCACCACGAATATCAGTACCAACCCAATCTTTTTCAATTATCTGCGTTCCTTGTCGAATGCGTCTTGCTTCTGTTACAATCGCTGATGAAGCAGCTTGTCTATGTACTTGACTAAGATATACTGTCGGGATTTCAGGTGAATGAATCATATCAAAAGCAATGTTGCCACATCCAATAGATTCTAACTGTCCCATATCTCCCAAACAAATCAACTTAGCACCTGAAGGTATCGCTCTTAACAGATAATAAAACAGATAAGCATCAACCATTGAAATCTCATCAACAATCACAATATCTACGTCCAAGGGATTTTCGTCATGATAAGTGAAACCATTTTTTCCTTCTTTATTTTGACAAGGATATTTTAAAAGTCGGTGTATTGTATATCCTTCTTCTCCTGTAATTTCTGCCATTCGTGAACTTGCCCTTCCCGACAATGCGCACTGTACATATACATAATTCTTTAATGCTTCGAGAAAAGCAGATACAGATGAACTTTTTCCTGTTCCAGCCTCTCCATGTATAACAACTACGTTATTTTCTAATGCTTCTTTTACTCCTAATTTCTGTTCTTCTGTAAACTGCCAACCATTTTTATGTTCAACATGCTTGATTGTATCTTCCCAATCATCATATGTAATTTCAGATTTAGCATCTCTAAGTCTAATTAGTTCTTTTGCAATTTTATCTTCTATATTGAAATATTTTCTAAGACCAATCTGTGTTTTGTCATCATTCCACCATAAATCTTCTTCCATGTAATGAATAGCTTCTGTGATATTCTTATCAGGTACTTCTTCTCCTAACATTTCAATAATTGCACCCATTAGTTCATCAGGTGTTACCCATGAACAGCCATTTTGTCCTGAATCATCTAAATACTTATACATATAAGCACTAATGCGTTCTACACAAAATTCTTCCATACCACCTTCAAGAGCAATCTTATCAGCAGTTTTCCAACCAATGCCTTTCACTTCGTTACATAAAACATAAGGATTATTCTTGACTTTCTCAATAACAATATCAGGCGAATTATATTTATCCATAAGTCTTTGTACCATATTATTAGTAAGGTTGTATGATTCTAATTCCGAGAAAATCTTTGCGAGATGAAGATTCTGATTGAATTTGTTAATCCATCTAGCGGCTGTATCTAAACCACAACCTTTGACTTTGACTAAATCTTCTGCTCTATTATTCTTTAATGAATTAAAAGGATCTTCCAAAGCAAAATACATATTTTCAATCTGTAATGGTGTAAATAAAGTGGACAAAAATTTCTTCTGTCCAACTTTATCGTCATCGCTAAAGGTAATGGCACTATAGATTGAAATAATATTATATTGTCCTCCCCATTTGGGATCTTCCACATAATCAGCTACTAATACATAAGGATTACCTTCTACTAATTGTGGCATTACTCCTTTTATAGTAATCTGATTAAATCTATCTGTTTTTGGCTTCCCTTCTTTTATTTTATCTACTGAAACAACAGCAATACCAAATTCGTTTTTATAAAATCTAATTGTCTCTACACTACAAATAACTTTAATTCTACCTTCTAATGCCATAATCCTCTCTTTCCTATTCTACTTTTGTTCTTTCTGATTGTAATAATAATGTTCCGTCTTTATATATTTCTTGAATTCTATTAACCGTATGCTGATAAATTGTATCTTTATATATCATTGGTCTAAAACCATCTTCTCTTCTTATACCGGCAACAACTATTTTAGAGCCACGACTTAACCAGCTTTTTTCAAGAACTGTTTTCTTATCGCTGTTTGGATCAAGTTTTGCTGAAATTTGTTTATTATAAAAAGCATAATGTCCTTTATTGAATTTCACTTGAACAGCACCATATACCGTTAAAAGTGTTACCATACAATGTAAGTTATCAGCATTGATTACCGTTCCAGCAATACGAGAAATTTTAAATTTGGGTATCTGTCTAGGAACACCATCAATATATCTTGTATAATAATCGTAAGGCTCTGGTTCTTCTGGTAATTTAAAGAAATTGACTATACCATATAATTCTTCATTAATATGTGCTAATTCGTGTTCACCATTGTAATAGCTTAATGCTTGCATAGACCAGGAAGGTAATGTGCCACTTGCATATTTTTTCCATACTGTTTGATATAATGCTTCGTTATATTTCTTTAAAGTTTCTTCATTGTCAAACCAATCCTTTAATGGTTGTATTTTAGAATCTGCTTCTTTTGTAAATATTTTTTCTGACACAATATAGTAATCACCTTTAATATCTACAACAGAATCTTCTGAAAAATGTTCTTTGAAGAATGGTTGCGAATTGTTGTCTAATATGTAATATCCATCATGATAGCCTCTCTTTGGTATTTTCTTTCCTTCTTCAATATGTTTTTCATACAGACCTTCTTCATCTAAAATATACTTTTTAAAATTAACCATTCTTACAGCTAAATCCAACGAATCAGGAACAATCCCCAATTCTTTCATTTTATTAAATTGCTGCATGGTTATTTTTTCACTTGGAGAAAAAGCATATTTATTTAAAAACCAATTCATTGTCTCTGTTCGATCTGATGAATGTAATTCAGTAAAACAACCAGCTTTTATAAGTTGAACCATTTTTGCATTAGTGATTATTTTTGTATCTAACATTTTTTCTGCGAAATCTTCTATTGAAGTAAATGGTCGATTTTGAACAATGGCTTGCACGATATCGTCTCCAATACCATTGATACCTTTTAATCCAAAAATAATACGATTATTGTTGACATCGGCTTTGAATCCAAATTCGGCTGTATTGATAAGTGGTAATTCCACCTTTACATTCTCTTTTTGTACGGAAGCTATTGCTATTGCCATTTTGCCGTAATTAGTTGAATCACCAGCATTTTCATCTATTGCACCGGAATCAACAATCAAGTTTGCAGTTTGCCAGTAAATAGGGTTGTATTTGTAGCATAAATTCAATTCTTGTAAGCCAATAATGGAGTACGCTAAAGTGTGAGATTTGTTGAAACCATATCCACGCTGCGTACAAATAAGTACATTCCAAACATAATTTGTTAAATTCTTTGATAGATTCTTCTCTTTTGCATTAGCAAAAAATTCTTCTTGTAATTGCAAAAACTCTTTTGGTTTTTTCTTCGCTACTGCTTTACGCAGTCTGTCGCCCCAAGCTAACGAAAAACCACCAATCTTAGGATGTTGTGTGAGTAGTACCAAATACTCCTGTGCTTCACATATCCCATAAGAAACACCTATAATGTCTTTTAAAATATCCTGTTCTTCTTGTGTTAATCCATATTCAGTCATCTCATCATACCAATACTGAATATTTTCTCTGAATCTTGCATACTTTTGTAATGGCGTTTCTGCTCCTTTTTCCTGTGCCATTAATCGCAATACAGAGTTAATTGTTGCCAATTCATCAACAGAAGCCGGTTTAGCCAAGGCTACTGCTTGTACGCCACTTTCTTTTTCCATCTGGAAGAAAGACATTACTTTGTGATTCCACAGCATTTCCCACATATCTTTTGCTTCTCTTTCAAGCGTATAGACACCAATGTATTTTTCATAAGTGTCTTTTAAAGAGCCTTGCCATTCAATTAATCCGTTCTCTAACAACAAATCTAATTCCGCTTGCATCTTATCTAATGCATCTATACAAAGAAGATCTACTTTAATAAGCGAACAATCTTCACACATATGAAGGTCAAACTGGGTAATAATATCACCAGAATTTGTTTTCATTAAAGCCGTTGTATCAGTAAAAGGTTTATCTACTAAAATAATTCCACCAGCATGTGAACCAACACCATTTACTAAGCCTTCTATTTTTTGTGCAGCTTCCCATAGTTGAGGATATTTATCCATTTCTGTTACAAACTCTTTAACTGGTGGATTGTCATCATCTCCATAATACATTTGTGACAAAGTTCTTAACTGCCCTCTATCAGCCACAATCAATGAACTGATATACTGTGCAATATCATTGTCAATTTTCAAACCACGAGCTGCCGTTAAAATAGCACTTCTACTTTTTTCCGTAGATAATGTCATTACTTTACTAACTCTATCTTCTCCATATGTGTCTTTCATTGCTTGAATAACTGTTTCACGCTTTGAACCACATATATCAATATCAATATCTAACACAGAGGCTCGTTCTGGATTCAAAAATCTCCATGGATATGTCTTTGTTTTTTCTCTTAAAGGATTGATTTGTGTGATACCAAGGATGTTCAACAAACAAAATCCTACACCTGAACCACGACCTGCGCCCACTAATGTTCCAGCATTCCATGCAATCTGTACATCTATTGCAATCTGCAAAAGATATTTAGACCAACGAACTTTCATTTTTTCAGATGAATCTTTTATATAATGTAAACATTCATTGATTTTTTCATAAGCTTCTTCTGTACGATAATATTCATCAGTATCAATATAAGCGACAATATCTCTCACTAAATGCCTGTCACTGTCATATTCTGATTCATAAAAATCCTTCAGTAGTAAAATTTTATCTTTATACTTTTCATAAAGCTGCTTATTCGGTTCATTTGTATTAAGGGGAATATATGGAATATCCAAATCCTTAGTCAGCTTGTAATACTCTGCTTTTTCATAAATAAGCATTGTATTATCCAACCCTTTTTGCACAACATCATAACCATAATATTCATCCATGTATTCATGAATTTCTGTTTCACTCATGATATAAGTGGTTGAATAAAAATCATCAACTTCTCTGTCACCATCTTGTGATTCCAAAAATATTTTATGTATTTCTCTATCTTCTTTCTTTAGATAGTGTGAATCTGTAGTGATAATATATGGTGTATCCGTCTCTTGTGAAAGCTGTATTAATTTATGATTTACATAAATTTGTTCTCCCATATGGGAAGGTTGCAACTCTAAAAAGAAATATCCTTTTCCAAAAATCTCATTCATATAAGCAATCCAATCTTTACAAGACTGCCAAATTTTCTCGTATTCTTTAGGATTACTCTGCTCTAAATCTTGAAACTGCAATAATCTATGGGGGAGAGCACCACCTATACAGGCTGATGAACCAACAATATCCCCCTTGTAACTAATCATCATTTCTTCAAGATCACTATAATAAGTAGGAACTCTCATCATAACGTGCATAAAAGAGTTTTGAATCCATGCTTTTGTACTTAATTCTCTAATACCTTTATGACCATTAGCATTAAGAGCTACTAAAATAAAATGAGGATAACGATTATTAAATTTATTCTCTGCTGTTACTTCTTCCGTACAAAGATAAATTTCATTGCCAAGAACTACTTTAAAATCTTTCCAATCTTCCGAATCTTTTTTACTGTCATAGTATTTTAATGCATCTAATGATGAAGTAATTGATTCATGTTCTGTAAAACAAATACCAGAATGACCTAATGAGTGAGCATATTCAATCATTTCTGGTATTTTATTTATGGAATCTCTTAAACGTAAATTACTTCCTTCGGCACTATGGTTATGTACTCCAAAAAAACTCACTCGTTTCCTCCTTACAATAGTTTTAATAAACTTCTAACTGGTTCTCTACCATAATTCTCTTTTAGCCAATCAATATATCCTCTATCTTTAGCAGCAGCATCAACTAATTTCATATCTTTGTACTTTCCAAAAGTTAAGACATATGTATCTAATGGTGGCAATTCCGGTTTCTTCCAATCATCAAATTGTAACTCAATGTCTTTCCGTGAAGCCAAATAATCACATTCATGGACGAATTCTTCCATTTCAGTCTGAGGTTTGGGCAAAACTAAATCTGATTTTTTACTCTCGCACCACTGCCCCATATGTGAGTCAATACAATGTGCAATCATATTGATTTCTATTTTATGTGTTGGAAATTTTTCTACTAATGTTCTTACTGCTTCCGACATTAATCTTGGATGTTCGTGTACTGTATGCCCGCAATCTTCTTCTCCAGATTTACGACCATCGTGACACAAACAAGCAATTCTTAAACAATCTCTCTGTCTTGAATCAAATTTATTCTGATTCTGTTCAAGTTCCAATTTCCAGTTACAAAATCTTGCAACTGCAATCTGATGTCTCATTAATCCACCCTCACCTAAATCAGTTGAGGGATGGTATTTGCCTGATGAACTACCAGGGACAAGCCAGATATATTCTGGAAAGTCATCTAATATTGCTATACATAATTCTTTTAAATCTTCGTTTTCAATTGAGTCTAAAATTCTTTCAACTAATTTGTATCTCTCATCTGTCATTAAAATACCAACTTTCTTTTAGGTGCTGTATTTATATTCTCTAAAGCATTCCACTTTTTATTTACTTCAAAAGTCTTTTGTGTTGGTGTCCACTTAGAAAAATATTCACATTCGTTTCTATAAATTGTTGCTTCTGGATTTGTTTGACAATACGAACACCAAAAGCAAAGTGGTGTAGCTTTTGGAATAAATACCTTTTTCTCTTCGCTCGCCTTAATTTCACCAAACAACTTATCCAATGCTTTAATTAATCTTTTCTCCCAACCTTTTGTAAGGGCATATTGTTTGTTATCAATTAAAATAAACCTATATTCCGATTCAACCGGCAATGTACCAAAATCATTAAGTATTGCTAAAGCGTAAATTCCAAACTGTAACGAAGTAGACAACTTGTTCTGTTCATAGATCTTTTTGGAAGTCTTATAGTCTACCGTTTTATATTGACCATCTTTTACATCAATTCTGTCTATAAAACCTTTTAAAATTACTTTATTATCCCAAACAAATTCAAACGGTCTTTCAAAATATGTAGGAATCCAATCTGTGTCTTCCATTTCTTCATGTAAGACCTGAGCGAACAATTTAATTTTTTCATCGTATGTAGCACCACTCGCATTGTCTGGTTCGTGCCATACCTCAAAGTATTTACGTTTTAATTGATTTACTCCTAACAATTCTTCTTTCGTTTTTTCATTTGTTTCTTTTACACCATTCATTAGTAAATCATTCAACTTGTTATAATCTACTGTTTCGCCATTCGCCAATGCTTTACCCTTCTGTTCAAGGATGTAATGGCAAAGACTTCCTAATTCCAAAGCAATAGAAGTATCTTGTGAATACTTCTTCTCAATATATTTATATCTGTACTGCAAAGGACAATTTTTAAAGACTTCTAACTTACTATATGAAAATACAGGAAGCTCTTGATCGTCCTCTGTGACAGACCTAATTCTGTCTAATAATTCCTGCAACTATTTCTCCTTTTTCGTTTCTTTTAACACTCTATTTACTTCGTCCATTGTAATAACAATTTTTTCATCTAGTAATTCTAATAAAGTTTCTTTCCCCATATCGGTAGGACTAGCCTTGTATGGCAACCTTTTTTCACTATCCAAAAGCAAACACACCTTACAATATGGAACAATATTGGCTACTTTTTTAACTAATTTGTTATAATAAATTTCAGCTTCAAAAGATTGCGCTTCATGATATTCTCTATCAAATGCCAGAATTACTTCTTCACACTTTAGATAATGTAACAATAATTTTTGTTGGGTTAGAGTGATATTGCTACCACAAGTAGCAACAGCAAAAGAATCATCACCAAAGTAAGAATAATTCTGCATACAACCTTTTTCTGATTCCAATATCATTACTTTTCTAATGCTTTTTATTTTGTCTTGTGTGACGTTTATGCCATATAAATTAGAACCTAATTGGTGGCTTAAAAATTTACCATTAATTTGCAAAGGAACATATTTCCCCACTCTTTCAATATCACTCTCATCAAGGTAACGACCTCTGATACCAATTAAACGATTATCTTTATCTCTATGTGGGATAACAATTTGATTAGTTAGCCCATAATATCCAATCTCATATCTACTTAACGCTTCACGAGAAATATTATCTTTTAACCAGTCTTCATGTGGTGCATAATAAAAAGTTTCTAAAATATTTTCATTGATTTCCGATAGAGTGGGAACTTCTTTTTTATTCTTTTTTACAGATTTCAAACGATTTATCCATTCAAAATCATTAATACGATTTTTTTCTTTTGCTACTTCTTCTGCACTTGTTGTTGCTAATTTATTAGTTAATTCACCTATATATTTTAGTGCTTTATACCATGTTAGTGTCCTACCTTTAACACGATTGGCTCTAATAACCAATTCCACAATGTTAAAACTATCCGAGCACCCAGAATAACAATGGAAAGTCCTACCTTTATAATCTTTTTCTTCGTTTGGTTCGTGATAGTAATACAATTTCCACGAATCTGAGCCGTGACAAACAGATTGGAATATTAAGTCTCCATTACTATCTGTTTTAGGGTAACTAGAACCTAAACTTGTAACAATTTTTATCACATCGTCTTTAGTAAGTGAGTTTAAGATTGCATCTTTATCTAAATACATATCTTCACCTCACTTACCAATTTCCCCAACTCTTTTTATCAGTTGGTTCTTCTTCTATTTCTTCTGAAGGATTGTCTGGTACTTGAGACAATAAAACAGAATGCTCTTTTATTTTTTCTTCTACCTGTTCTATCTTAGTGAAATCCATATCTATTAACTCAAAATCATAATTAGTAACAAAAAGACATTGTTCAGTCATAGTACCCAAATCAATCTTTGTCCAAATAATAATTCGTGTTAATCTTCCTCGTCTTACTTTGTATACCCAATGACACATATTAGGAACAGGCATATTTACCATTTTATGTAATACCGTTTCAATTTTTTTCTTTTCTGCTTTTGTAGGAGCCATAGATATAACACCCATATCTAATTTATTTGCCAATGCTTTTGAGCCAGCTAATAAATTTTGGTCTTTGTATAATGCGTTTTGTGCCTCCCCATTCAACTGAGAAGCTGTATAAATAAATACATCCAACTGCTGTGCTATGGTTTTTAATTCTGTGGCAAACACTAATAATAATTGGTGCTCTTTTAATCCCATTCCAGATTTACTGTTTACTTCTGCCATTAGTCTTAAAGAAGTATGAATATAATCGAAGAAAAAATATCGTACTGAAAATTCTCTATTATACTTTTTGATTTGATTTTTTATGTCCTCTATTGAAAAATCTGGAATATGAACTATATATAGTGGACTTGACTCTATGTAAGAAATTGCTTGTTGAACTCTTTCAAGTTCGCCTTTTTCATAAGCACCATACAATATATGCTCCTCATTTACTTTACTAACAGCAGCAATAAGCAGTGTTTGAATTTCATCTACCGGCATCTCTGTTGAAAATATAGTAGTAGGTTCACAATTTCCTGTATAAATATATTGATTTGTAACCGTATCATAAAAATAAGGAACTGCAATTTTACATGCGTCTCCAGCCGCCATACGGGTCTTACCTCCCCCCTGCGGGCATGAACGCATAAACAGACATCCTAATCTCGCACCTCTTGATACTGTATTAAGTCCTTCATTGTTCAAAGCCAAGCCGACATCAGGAACTTCCATCAATTCATTGACCAAATCCGTCATACCATCGCCAGCTTGTACATCTGTACTTAATGTATTGGTGCAATACTTCATATTAGGATTGATAACAAATGTAGTTTCAACCATTTCAATAATGTCTTGTTCCGTATAGTTATCAAATTTAATTTGTTCTGTTTCCATTTTTGAAGTATCAGCAATCGTACTATCATAGATAAATCGAGTGTCTAATCCTTGCTTTTCATAATATCTAAGCAAAGAATATTTCCTCAACCTATGATAGTAATATTCATAATTTTCAAGGGTCGCCATTTCTCTGGCATTGGTAAGATATTCAATTCCTTGATTTTCTTGGAAAATAGAATATTGTTCTTTATAATTGCTCAAATAAGAATCTATGCTAAATTCGTCAATCGTGGTGCAACCTTGCATATGGAGATTGTAAATCGCTACAAAAAGTAATTCATAAAAATTTTCTGTATTAAAATCCGTTCTATCTAATGGTCTATCTATATCATCTATTAATGATGAATCTTGTAGTAAACATCCTATGGTATTTAGATATGCTCTCTTATCTACAAGTCCTTCATGAGCCATCAATCCACCCCTTTCCCGATTGACTCAATATCAATCTGTTTTATCTTTCTTCTTTTGGGTTGGATCACAATGGTTTTTTCTTTATACATATTTGAGATATCAACATTTTCATTAAGTTCTGCCACTTTATTTATACTGTCATAGTATTGCATTGCCTCACTGTAATAATACGGAATAATACCAACCACATCACCTGTTAAATCTTTTTCTATAATTTCATGCAAATAAACCAAAGTCTGATACATGGATTTGTAAGTAAACGCATAACGCTTTATACAATCTTCTGTCAACGCATATACTTTTGCACTTAATTCATTTTCTTCAATTATCTGTCTTAAATACTGATAATACTGTTGTTTCTCTTTATAATCTTCTTCTGAAAGTGCTTCTTTTAATTCAGCCTTTGGTTTTGCTTTCCTGCCTACTTTCTTTTTTTCAGCCACTTTATCTATTTGTTTATTTTTATCTTTCTGCAATGTCTTCATTGCAATATTGAAACATTTTTGATGAGCATAGCGTTCTTTGTATGGAACGCCTTGCTCATCCACAATCAGCTCATTGCATATTACGCATTTTCTTTGTCGAGCCATTCACAAACCTCTTATAAGTTGTTCTCCTCAATAAAACTCTCAATGTCATAGATAATAGCTTCAATAAGCTGTTCCTGACCTTTCTTGAGGTCACTTGCTTTCTTTCCTTCTCCAAGCTGATTGGCAACAATAGACTGCAAATCTTCAAGATAACCGTTATCAGCCAACTTCTCACCTAGCTTCTGCAAGTCATCCATTAAATCGTCATAGGACTTAGTTGCAACTGTTCTCTGCGCTTTCTGCTCTGCAAAAGTAACTGCTGTAATTCCTTCTTCTCTCTCCTGGATTTCAATCGCCTTTACAATCACATCTTCAAGTGCTTCCGCTGTAAATTCTTCAATATATGTTGTAGGGAGATAATCAAAACGAGAACGAGCAAAAAACTCATCAGTCTGTGCTAAATATCCAGAAGATTTTACAACCTTACCATCCTTATCTACACCATTTGAACGAACATACACACATAAATCTGTATTATTAATAATAGGCGATAATGCTCTCTTATCAGCCTTTGGTGAAATAAAACCTTCTTTCTCCTGTGCATGTGCAATAAAGTAGCAGCAATATCCAGCACCTACCAACTTATTAATCTGTTTCCAAAATTCTGTTTCATACTCTTTCCAAAGTCCGTATCCACCATTTCCTTCTCCAATAGAAGGTGCTTTATACTTTTGGCAGATGAATTCCTGACAATAATTAGCGGCTGCTTCAATCTCATCAAAAATAATAGTAGAATACATTTCTCTTGCCTTTTCTACTGTTGCAGGATCAGTCAACTGCTTATTAATCTTAATAAAGTCAGACCACTTAGTAATCGGACAAAATGGAACACCTGGAATTGCATTCAAACCAGCTTCAAACGGAAGATAGAACGGTTTTTTCATACGTGTAGCCTGTTTAGTCTTCCCTAAGTTGTTTCCACCATAAACCAAAATAACCTTGCCCTCTAAACCTTTTGCGACTGTACTGACTTGTGGGTTAAAAATATCTAATTCCATTAAAATAAATTCCTCCAATTTATGTATTTTCTAATGTTAAAAACGGTACTTATTTTCATACTGTTTCATTTGTACCTTATATATCAATTATCTTAGAAGCCTAAACTTCTGCCATGCGCCGCACCACTAGGCTTTGCATTGCTAGTGGTCTTCGCACCACTCTGAGCCTTTGCTTTTGCTTCTTCAAGCTTGTTTGCCCTCTCTTGAATAGCAGCCTGAATAGTATCTGCTGCGTAAGGAAGTTCTGGTGTAATACCCTCTTCATATGCCTCAGAAGCTCCTGTAATAATAAGGTCATTCTTAATTTCAACAGTAACCTTCTTTCTTGGCTTGCCAATCTTTACAGGAATTTCAGTAACAGTTTCAATTCTATTGTTAATAATATCTCCATAAAACTCTACTGTCTGTCCTGGTTCGAAACCAGAATCAATAGCCTGTGCAACTTCTCCTTCAGCAACTAAATCAACCGGTTCAATACCGTTATATGTTGGCATCCAACCACTAACGATTGTTCTACCTGTTTCTACACCTTCTGTATCAAGTTCAGGGTTGATACCAGAAATAAATAACTCGATTGAGAACTCAGCTTTTGCTTCTAATTCCTCATCAGCCTTTAATCTGTTAAAGAAATTACTCTTGTAAGAAACAATCTTTTCACCATTCTTACCAGTAAAAGGACTAATATCTCCACTTACCTTAACTCTTGTAGCTTCATCTTCGCCCACTTCAGCAATAGACTTGTATTCATTCATTACTGTCTGAATACCAGCATAGGTCTTATTATCCGTACCAGCATTTGTTTTTTCATTAACATTGACATTGAACTTAACAAAGTTCACATCAGAAGTCTTTACAGTCAAATGACCAGTAATCTTATTTTTTCCTTCCTCTGTTACAACCTTTAAATTCTTTTCGCTGACAATACCATGCACAAATGCCTTTGCGTTTGCCTGTCTCAAATTTGTTTCTGCCATTAAATAAATGTCCTCCTTGTAAATAAAAAATTTTAATGTAAAATATAAAATAATAAATAACTAAACCAACAAAAATCAAAATATGATAAACAGTCTTTCGACTGGAACATAAAATAACTCTATGTAAAATTTATCCCGATAAAACAGCTATTCTATCCCCATTTTTAATCAATATATTGTATGTATTATCTATATAAGCCACTATATATAGTGGTGTGAATTTCTGAGAATGGGAAAAGGCGGGCTGTTTTCCACCTGAACAGAATATAGCTCAAATAATTGCTACATTTAGAAATATCTCTATCAGAATTATGCTAAATTATTAAGGAATCTATGTACCGAGCCAACGGAAATTTTTAATATTTTTGCAATTTCTCTCATTGAAGCTCCATCTTTTCTTAAAGTAAACATTAAATCTATATCATGCGGTGTTATTGATGATGGTCTACCAACTTTATGTGAATCCTTTTCAATTTTTAATAAAGATAATTCATTATTAGCATCATCTATTTCATCTTGTGTAATATCAGTATTCTTATTTTGCTCTAAATAATTTATTTGATTTTTTGCATCCTTTAATTCATATTCCAACTTTTTTATATCTAAAGACAGTTTGTTATTTTCGTTACATAACTTTTTATTGTAATTTTTTAAACATTCAAACTCAGACAAATCCTCTGTGTACAATTTCCATTCGAAATCATCTTTGATAAAATCAGATATGCCCCAATGTGCTTTAGCCTGATTATAATAGTTATATGTTTTATACTTTTCGATAAAATGAGATTCAAGATATTCTGCATCCGTTCTTGTGTTTACTTGAATATATTCTATTTTCCAATTTTTATCTTTGTACCAATCATCATTTTTATGTTCTCTTATTCGTTTCTGTAATGTTCGATTATTTGACCATACATTACCAACATATTTTATAATTTCATCATTTAAATCTGTGTATCTATAAACATAAGGCACATTTCACCCTCCTTCCTATTTTTTTTACCAAATAGAATGAGAATTTATTTTATTAATCTATTGGGAAATGAGCTTCATTATCTTCGGATTCAGATACACCATAGTCCTTTAATGCGGGTGCTTCATTCTTTATTTCATGCAATACTACCATTACCAATCCATCATTAACATGTACTTCGTATCCATCATAGATATCTGTATCAATAAGGATATGAATATTCAAATCATTTTTAAATCCAAGATCTTGAATTTCATACTTACCAGAAACATTTAAATATGTTTTCTTTGTTTTATTGATAAATTCTGTTGAGTATGTAATTAAATCCTTTGGAATTCCCCATGCTTCATATAGCATGACCTTATCACCATTTAATTCTTTTTCTATTACTGGTCTATCATAATCATTTTCGTAAAACATACATTCATACTCCTTCTTAAATAATTCTGTGGTTGTAAATGGCTTTATCAAATCATCACAAAAAACTGAACTTGATCTTGTAGCCGATGAAACATAAAAAATTTGTTTATACTGTTCAGATTTTCTTACATCGTCTTCACTAATTCCAACGTAATAAACTCTTTCATTCGGATTATCATTCTTCTCATATCCTTTTGATATTTCTGTTATAATTGGTCTTAGTACTGGGTAAATAATCGTATTTATAATTTCTCTTTCAATATCATTGTCAATTATGATTCCGTTGAACCGTTGTGCTCTTGCACTATCATTTGCACGAATTATTTTTAAAACACTACCATTTGTCCAAATTGCTTCAGTATAATTATTGCGAAGTCTTAAATCTACTTCTTTATTTACTCTTGGAATCAAGTTGCTGATAACTTTCCCAACCATCTTCATATGCTCTTGGGATTTAACATATACTCCACATTTATATCTTTCTTTTTCACGACAAAATTCCATCTGCTTCTGTAATGCTTCAATTAAATCTATTATTATCACCTTCTTTTTCTTATGTTAATAATCATATTGACTACTAAGTTTGATTTTTAATCCTCTAGTTAATGTTTGAATCATTTGTAGTACATCATTATTGTCAAATACTGCAAATAAATCCTTATCTTTATATTCTTCAATATTCCAGTCGAAATCAAACACTTCGCCATTATTAGGAATAACTGTTGTTGCGCCGAAATCTCCATCAGTTACCATTAATTCTGATTTAAGAACACAAGGTTCATACTCCGCAAATACAATTCCTCCACTATCAGGGAACTCTTCTATTAAATTTTGCATTTGATATTTATTTAATATTTTCAATTAATTCTTCTCCTTTTAATAATTATCTATGCCACCAAATATGTTCACTGAAAATATCTACTTTTACTTCACCGTCCTCATAATATTCATCACGTTCATCTGCAAATTCTGCTGGTGTGGTAAACCTTTTAATTCCATCAGGTTCAAGAATTACACAGGCCTGTTCATCGCAATAAAACGTAATAACAGCAGGTTCGCTTCTCCACCAAACTTTTCTACCAATCATTTTTTCATCATATTCAATTGCATTCAGATTTAATGGATGATCTTCACATTTTCTGATTTTTACTCTTGCTTCATCAATACCATGTCTACAAAAATAGAAGTCTTTACCATTTCTTGTAATAGTTGCTCCACCGCTTGTAAAACATTCTGACTCATCATATTTGCTTCTTATGTAATTATGTGGTTCATACTTAATTCCCCAACACACACCACAACCCTCGCCATCATATTCAACAAGATTTTCGTATGTTGGTTCTTCGTATCTTGGATACATCCATAGATTATTCACTCCATGCCGACCACCAATTATATGAATATAATCTTCTATTAAAACTACTTGATATGGTTTGTTGTTTACTACAACATCCCAATCCATTTTATGCATTGTTAATGCTGAGATGTCTGTGTCTTTTTCAATCAATTTAATTTCTGCCACTATCTTTCTCTATCCTTTCCTTTAAAACTTTTGCCACATTTTATATCCATGAGCAGTATGAGAATTTATCAGAGTAAAACCAAAATCACTTAAATTATCTTCTTGGTCTGTTTCGCATACTTCTACAAACTCTAATGCTACCACCCGTTCATATCTGCCATCTGATTTACTGTCAACACTAAAAGGTAAATCATAAATATAATAAGTAAAATCAGATGGATTTTCCTCTAATAACATTCCAGTTTCAGCGTCTAAAATGTTATAGGCTAATGAAGCAGGATCGTTACAACTATCAAGAAATGCAAATTTATTTACTTTTCTAATCATCCTTATCACCTTTATTTATCTAAGTTCAACTTCTCCAAACCACAAGCTATTATCAAGATAAACTTTACAACCACGATACTCGCAAATTACAGAATTAACAGGTTCGTTAAATGACTTTAAATCAGACTGATCTTCGATTGCGCTCAACGTACTACCACTCATAAACAAATATGGATATTTATTTTTAAGAATGCGGAAATAAATAATCTTTTCTTGTAATTCTTTTAAATCTAATTCTTTACTTGCTAAATATAATTTCATTCTTCTATTTCTCCAGCATACATTTTAAATATTTGCCATTACTAGGTATAACATAAATATAATTTTCTTCTAATCCTTCATATTCATACCATTCTATTTTCTTAAATAAATCATCTATATCTTTTTGATTTCTTATCCATTCATTGAATTTTTCATGTGTTTCCTTATCAGAAAAACAGAAACATGGCTTTACAGAATTGATAAGATTTATAAATTCATTCTTTTCAGATTCGTTGAAATCACTCAAGCTCTTAATCACCTCTCTCGATGGAAATAGAAGCCGAGATTTATTTGGAAAATTTTTATCTATTCTTCATTATATGAGAAAAGTATATTCATTAAAATTTTTCCATTCTTATCATATTCTGCATATGTTGAACCACCAGTTCTTAAACATTTTACTAATGCTTCTGTATCTATAAAAGTAACTTCCTCATCTGTTAATTTGATCGTTTTCGCTGAAACCTTCGGTTCATTTTCAGAAAAAATCTTTTCAACATATCTAGTATATTTAATCGCATAATTATCATATTTTTTTAGTGGATACACTATCCATTCACCATCAATACACTTAATCTCAAAATTTATTTCTTCTAAATCTTTGTCTTATAAAGAGAAGTATGGCACACCATGAACAGAAATGCTTGTTAAATCAATTTTCTTTCCTTTTGTAATTGTGTATTTTTCTTTAAATGTTTCAAAATATGGAAGCCATATTTTAGTTACATCACTCATAAATTATTTCTCTCTTTCTTCTAAACTCTAATAATTACTACACTGCTATATTCTCCAAATATTCACGTACTTGTCTTATATAATTGATTTCTTCTATGTAATCTCTAATTCTATCAGTTGGTATCTTCCCATTATACTTATCATCATAATAGTTACATGAACTCTGAATATCTTTTACCAAATCATCAATTGTTGTAATTACTGGTTTCCAATCAAATTCAGTTGGGAGCAATGTGTTTATTCCCCACCCTGTCTTTGCTTTGTTGTAATATTGATCTGTCCCATATAATGATATTAAATGAGATTCAATCGCTTCAGCTTCGCTGCGATTATTTACAACTATATATTCCACTAAATATTGACCATCAATATACCAATCTTCTTTTGAATGTGCTTTATGTCTATTTGCGACAGTTCCATTACAAACAATTCCAACATATTTAATTACACCATCAGACATATCAATATATCTATATACACAATATTTCTCATCTAATTTTCTAGCCCATTGTGAAATATTTATTATTTTTATCACCTTCTTCAAAAAATTTTCCCAATAGAAGTTTGGATTTGTAGAGGTAATGAAAGTAACTCTTACATAATCCCTACAAGTTTTAATAGTTCAATAATTACACACAATGCCCAGATAATTGAAATAGCAGTCCACCAAATCTTATATCTTTTCCTACCCTGATTAATTGCCATCGACATACTCATAATAGCCAATGCAATATGTGCGAATATAAGTATAATTTTTATTCACCTCTTATCTTTATTTTTCTTTTTTTATACAGACCATTTAATTTTTCCTCTAATCTTTTCTTCTCCATTGGATTTTTACAATATTTGATTTGTTTTTTTGATAGAAGAAATACTCTCTTTTGGAAAATCAATTTTTGAATTATATATATCTGCTATTTTCTCTAATAACTCATATGAAAATTCTGGATATCCAGCAATAATATCAATATGCTCAACAATTTCTCGAATTGGCATATTAAGATTGTCAGAAAGTTTTCGTAATATTTCTAATGCTTTATTTTTATCCTTAAATTGTTCTGACCATGCATCTAGCCATATATCAAGATAATAATCTTCGTCCAATATTATTCCCTCTTGCAATCTATTTCACAACCCTTAAATACGGTTTCATAATATTCATTCATTCCATATCCAACACAATCATAGGTAGCTAAGAATTTTATATTATCACTTTTTATTCTTCTTCCTGTCTCTTTTGAAATATATTCGGCAATAATATTTTTCAATTCTTCCGGTGAAAGTTTTATTGTAATGTTATAATTCATGTCCATTTAACCATTCTCCTCTCTAAAATTTACCCCAATAAAACGCAGATTCTATATCTTGTTACTTTAATTATTGCTTTATCCCATAAGAGTTACATTCTCTGCTTATTTCAAATTCCATAGTGTTGTAATCGCTCTCTCCACTATCATTCATGTATTCGTTGTACTTTTCATTCATACAATCTTTTGAGCATACATCAAAAGATTCAATGCTCTCTATACTATCATTTCCCCAATCATGATGCTGCGTAACTAAATGCCAGTAACCACAACGATATGGAATTTCTTTGTCGCAAATATCACAAATAAGCGTTTCTTTTGTACAAACCTTATCTGTAACTGTATGAGTTTTTATCTCAAATTCTTTTTTAACCAATTTATCACTTCTTTCTTCTATTTATCTTCCTTTTATTCTCTAATCTCAAACAATTTCTCATTTGAATTAACATTTTTCCCCATGATTCATTGTCTTTAATAATGGTTTCTCCCATATACATTCCCATTGTTTAGGTGCTTGATATTCGCTAACTAATACTATATTCTTCTCTGACATTCTTTCAGCCCAATCCCAAAATTTTTCATAATCGAAATTTCTTGAAGTATTATACTGCTTTGTATCTTTATACGGAATATCACAGTAGAATAAGCAATCCTCATTATCTTTATATAGGTCAAAATAATCGCCATAAACAAAATCAATGCCATCTAAATCTTTAACTTGTGCAGCTAAATTTCTTTTTGCTTCATCATAATAATTTCTTTTTGTTCTTCCTTCTAAATAACCAGTTCCATTAAACCCTCCGTCATAGAACCTGCCGGAATAACTAGCGAGAAATCCAATCATACCAATGTACCATTTGGGAAAATTTGAGAAATCAGAATTGTTATAAGCATCTCTACATTCACAATAATGCTCATAAGAAGCAATCTCTGGAAGTAAATCTATTTTGTCTATATTTTTGAACAACTCTATTAGGTATTTGTTATTATCTGATGCAATTTTCTTATCACAAACCACTTTATCAATTACGTTACAGCCGCCGCAAAATGGTTCGATGTACGTTTTAATATTATAATCTTCTAATCTTTTCTGAATTATTGGCAGAATGTTATTAACTATCCTGCTCTTTGAACCCATATATTTTATTTTCTTTTACCAAAAAGGACAGATATCTCTTACGGTTGCAACGCCTTGTATCCTTTCTTGTAAATTTTAAATCAAAACTTTCCCAATCTTAATTCGATTTCTTCATCAGAAATTTGTTTCAGCAGCTTATCTCTTTCATACTCCAATTCTCTAATATTATATTTAATAGTTCCATTATATCTATGAATCTCATTCATACACGGAAGCCGTTCAGGTGAGAATAGTTGCTTTTTAAGATTAGCAATTTCTTTTACACGATTTACAAAATCTTCATCATCTAAATCCTTAGTTACACACCATTCACAATTGCGGATAATTCGTTGTTTAATATTCTCATATCTTTCTACTTTCTGCTTATCCTTTTCTTCTTGTGATACTGTTTTTAATTTCTTCTTTTCATCCTCAATAAGTTTTTCATAATATACTTCAATCCTTGATTGTTCATATGTATTATCCTCAATAGGTTTGATATAATCATCAGAAATATAATATGCTATTGAAATTTTACAATCGTCAAAATACATAATATGATATGTGTCAATATCATTTTTATTTATAATGATTCCAAAATTAGTCAACAAACCTTTACTTTTAAAATTATCATTGCCATTACTTTTATCGAAAATAACTTTATCTCCTAACCGAAAATCACTTCTCAAAGAATCACCTCTTTTCATCGTATTCCCATTCTCCTGTATGCCTATCGTAATGAGTATTCGCCTTACACCGAAAGTCATGCTGTCTCCAATTACCTTTACTCAACGGACATTCAAAGCACTAAACATGACCTGTTTCATCGTAGGCAGAGTATTTGTCACAGATTTTCTGTTCACGCTTGTTGGTTATCATTTAAGTCACCTTTTTTCATAGTAAATAGATAATCGCCATTACTTTGTTTAATAACATCTATATAATCATCTGATTTAATTTCAACAACAGAAGTAAAACAAAGATACTCTGCAACCAAAAAATAATCATCATATTTTTCTAGTGGACGAATAATAATTCTGTTGTTTATTGAAGATATATCAAAATTTATAGACCTTCCATCTATACAATTATCTTCTATACCACACATTTTTATGGTATTAAGTACCCAATCTTTTGATTTATCCAAAACGTACATCCCAGAAAATCTTGTTTGGAATGGTACTCTTGTTAATACATTCTCTCTTTTTGTCATTAGTTTCCTCCTGTTAATTTTCCAAATAGAAGAAAGGTTTTATCGGGAAATCTAATCAACATATTGTGTTTGAGCATTTATAAACTACTATATATAGTATTCATTTTTAGAACAAAGCACAACCCTGTTGTTTGAATGTCTCAATATTAGCATTCCACTTATCTTCATCCATATCCAACATCTTCATCAGGCACTTTTTGCAATAAAACTTGTTAATATTTCTGCCATGATATTTCATATTCATTGCTAATACATTCTTCTCTTTTATTTTCTTCTGTTTACCAGAATTTGTTTTGCAGCCATTAGCACAATACTTATTGAAATATTGCTTTGCCACTGTTTTATCTAAACCGTTATATTCAGCATATTCTTTTATGACTTCTTCTGTTGGCTCTTGCCTGAATACACCGCCATTCCAAGCTAAGTTGATATATTCATTAATTGTACAGTTCATGACAATCCACTTCTTATTACTAATAAAATCTTCTCTTAAAATATCTTCCCATCTCTTTCGCATTGTTGGATACCAATATTTATCAAGAATCCATGTTGATTTGGTATAGTAAGGGCAAGCAATAGCACAACCAACTCTTGAATAGCCTTTTCTGTACTTAGTATTTATTTCTATATTCTTCCAAAATGTATAAAGCCAAATATCTAATTCAGACCATTTTCTAATTGGTAAAATTCCTTGCCAACAAGTATCTCCCCATTCAGTTTCGTTAATCCATTCATCACCATAACCACTCCTAGTATTACTTTCTTCATTTCTCATACCCATAAACATCAAATATGGAGTATTATGATCCAACTGATTGACCATTTCACCAACCTTAAATATCCGGCAACAACCACGAGATATTCTATTAAACACTACGTTCTGTTCTTTTATGTATTGATAGAAACCTTGCTTTGGTGTCATCATTTCACAATTAGGAAACTGTTTTGCCATTCTATATGTATCAGCACAATCCAAAGTTGTATTATTAAAAATCGCTTTGGTATCTGGATAACATTCTCTTACCAAATGGCAAGTAACCATAGAATCTTTACCCATACTTACAGGAACTAATGGTATATATTCATCAAACTTTCGCATTTTCTTCTTAATAATCCCTTTTGATTTCTTCTCTATCTGATACAAATGCCGTTCCTGCATTTTTACTAAGTCGTTCCAACTTGCTAAATCTACATCTTCAATATTGTCATAGCCCTTTTCTGGCACATCAATATTTAATTCTATTCAAGAATTTTTAAAGTTTGCAAACGACAAAAAGTAAAGAAAGGTAAGGATAATACTAGTTAAATCGTAATGTACATTACACTCAGGTTGTGAGTGAATCCAATTTTTAATGAATGTATCCAGTTTATGAGAGATACAAGTGGTAATACTTTGTCAAACCTTAAAGAAGGTTATTTTTGGCTAGATAGACTGATTATTAAAGGTTTTGACAAGCAAGGCAATATACATAAATTTTATAAATTATCTATTTCTGATGGAATAGAATTAAATTTTTAATCATCGTAACTTTCCAAATAAAACAAAAATTTTATCTGGATTTTAAATCTATATATAGTGTTTTAACATTTGTAAAGCACTATATACAGTATGTCTCTTTTCTAATTTTCCAACCACTCTCTAAATTTATTGTATGTACCAAACTTTTCTTTCCAAGCTGCAACAATTTCAGTTGGATTTAAGTCAAATTTCTTACAAACATATGTAATATATTCATTCTCATACAACTTTCTTCTTCTCTTATTAAGCTTTTTCACTTCTGCGAAAACTTCATCTCTTGATACCCCATACTCTTTTAACAAATAAGCACTAAGGTCATATTCGGAATATTCAATAAACTGGCAGATAGGGCAAACGCATTCAGGAACTTCATAATATCCACATTCAGAACAGAACTTGTCAAACAAAACATCTTCTTCCATAACAAGTAATTCTTCTTCCGAAAAATCTCTTCTATACTTTGTTTTAGAATCCCATGCATCTTTATTCCATTCGTTTTCTAAAATCATTTTAATAAGTTCTTTTTTTGATGGTCTTTCTAACGCTTCATCACAACAAAATGTATGACCATTAATACATTCCATCATATCGAAATCACTTAAACTAGCATCAAATCCGCTTTCAGTTCGTCCACAGATTTCACATACAAAACTAGAGCTACTACTATTCGTGACAAAATCAGTTCTTATCTTCAATTATTCATCCTCCAATATTACAAAATTATCTTTATCTTTTGCTAATTCACGAATCATATTTGAGCAATATGTATCGTTATAATCCACTCTCTTATCTAAAATATTGAATCCTTTTTCAATATATTCAATAGATTTGTTATATGTATTCGTGAGCCAATCATCATCTTCTAAAATATCTTCTACAGATTGATTATCTTTCCACCCATATACAGAAATAAAGTTCTTATCATACTCTTCTTTTGTTCTTGATACGATACCCTCATCGGTTTCATTATCACCTTCTGTAAATAATACTTTCTCTATTAGTTCTCCGTAATTTTTCAAAAATGGATATTTGGTCAGTGTATCTTCGTCAAATTCTGGAAGATTTCTATAAGCAATAACAAAACTACTGCTGCTTGAATTTGTCACGTAGTCGCTTCTAATTTTCACGATAATTCATCCTTTCTTTATCCCATATGATTGCACGAATATTCTGATATATTCGCTAATCTCGTTACTACATAATCAGGAATATATCCGCATTCTGAATGAATACAAACTCT